TTCGTCAATGGATATCTATCGTAAGGCCTTCTACCAAGAGATATCACAGCTCCATCAACCAATAATCAATTGGTCAGTATTATTTATTTGAGTCCAGTGGCTAACTTATTCTTGAAATTTAGGAATTTTTCAAAATTCAAAAAGTGATGCACAAAAACTAAAATCAACCGAAAACTTAAAATAAAAAAACAAACTCCAACCCCTGTTATAGCAAGGATTAGAGTTTGTTCATTAGCTTAGCTGACTATTTTGTAATATGCCTCCGGTGGGCAGACGCGGTGTTGATATACCAACGTTTCAAGCCGGTCCGTGCACTTACCATGCACCAATTAAATAACTTGTTTCTACTATTGTACATAAATAAAGAATGCACCAATAAAATTGATACATTCTTCTATGGATAATAAACTATGATTGTATTATATCACTAAAGAGAAAAAGAGCGGCTACTGCATCATCTGCAATAGCCGCTCTTATTGTTAAATTCGAGAGGAGTTTCACCTCTTTTCTATTTAAATTGTCCTAAGGGTTGATTATTACTTGCATCACGTGCCACAAGATAACCATATTGATTGTTTGGACGTGGTTGTCGTAACCACACGTAACCATTATGACGGCTCCAAGCATCATACTTCACTTCACTACCAGCGGGAAGCGTAGCAATTAATGCGCTGTTGGCCTTAGCTCCCCAGCGTAAGTTAATAGCAGTACCCGTTACAAACGTACCATTTTCTGCAAACCAACGATCGCCTAAGTCATCAACCCAGTGGTTAGATGGCAAAGTAGTTGTAATTGCCGGCTTTTCTTGCTCAATTGGTTTAGTAGGTTCTGGTTTTGGGGCTTCACTAGGATTGAACAACTTAATAGCATTATCAATCGCACTCTCTGAAACTATTTAGAAAATAAAACCTACATATATAAAAAAAGAACGACACCCCTCGAATGAGAGATACCGTTTTAATTTTAAACCACTCGTTTATATGTATTATATCATTCTCCGAATAGATCAGCTAGTCTAGCAACTAGCACAAAAAAGCCCTAGTGGACGTTACATTTTCTGCAACAACCACTAGGGCTCGTTAACTTGAGAGGAGGATTCACCTCCTCATATATTGTATTGTGTAGTTACTACCTATTTATTTGCTGGAGATTCTGTAGCTGAACTTACCGGAGCCACTGAACTTGCTACTGGAGCTGCTGAGGTTACTGGTGCTTCTGATGTTGCCGGTATTGCTGGTGCTACCTGTGCAGCTTTGTAGGCTGTAATTGCGTCAGATACTTGAATAACCTGACTTTGGGTAATCAGTGATTTTGCTAAATAATTTCCAGCGTAAACCGTAGCTAACTCCGATGGAATCAATCCATTGTTAACACTGTTAATTAACCCTTCTGTTAAGAATTCGCTTAAATCAAAACTCATTTCAAAGAACCTCCTAGTGCTACAATAGCGGCTTGTATTCTCGCATAATCTGATTGTGTCAAAATTTCTGTTGGATTAGGACACCAATCAGTTGCTACGCTACCCTTTTCTAGCTTGTATCTATGATTAGCTAGCCAATCAGATAAATTGCCAGCAGTGCCACCTTGGTCCACAAAATTAATAGAGAATTTAATGTACGCAACATTAGATTTACTTAATGTTTGTGTTGCTGAAGTTATAAATTGATAACCCAGAAAGTTCTTATCACTATCATACATTGCCAATGTATTATTTGAACTGCCTTTGAATACATAATCTGGTGAACTAAACGTGAATACTGTTGCTCCGTTTGTAGGGATATAGTTATCTGAATGAAAATCGTGACTACCATCAGTGTTACTGATACCATTATTTAAACCGAGATATCCTGCTTTTAAATCTGATTGAACAATTAAATTAGTCCCAACCGCACTGTTATTAACCTGCGTTTGGAGACTAACAAAAGCTGGCGCTGTGGTCAAGCCGGCATTATCAACAGTACCAGTGTGACCTTTGGGGCCAACAGGACCTTGTATTCCAGCGTCACCTTTATCCCCCTTAGGACCTTTAAGGAAGTTAATGAAATCGGTCTGTGTTCCTGTATGACCAGAGTCTAACCAAACTTGATAAGCAGATTTACCAGCATCACCTTGTGGTCCAACTGGTCCTTGGATACCTTGAGCACCAGACAAGTCGGCAATCTCTTTGAACTCACTACCGGTCCAAGTAAAAAGGGTAGCGTTGTTGGGATCGTTGACGTTAGAAGCAATCATAACGAAGTCACCTTCGCTAAGGCCATCACCATTCATGGCATCTTTTGATGGAAAAACTTTGGCAATACTAAACGGCTTTCCTGGATCACCTTTGAAACCTTTTGGAATGTTGAAAGTGAACTTATTCTTGCCGTTTTCGTACTTCTGCGTCACGCTGGCCTGTGAGCCTGCCGGAAGCGTGTTTGTCGTATCTACTACGATATTCTGGTCAGCCGCAACAACGGCCGTGTTGACAAGATCTTGGAAACTAATGTCTCGAACCAGATCCCAAGCTGAATCTTCAATGTTCTTGTTAATCGTAAAGCCAACAAACGCCGAGGGACTAGGAAAGATTCCAGTTTGATCTTTTCCATCATCATCGGTGTAAGTTTCCCATATTTCTAATTTGTAGCTTCCGCTGGATAGTCCTTTAAGGTCAGCAGACTTAATCTGAAATCGATTACCAACCGCTGAGCAAGGATAATCTCCCACATAAGCACCGTCAGCAGTTGCCACTTTGGCAATAAACTTATGCGACTTTACTGGATAGATTGGGCATCCGTTACCGCCAATAAAGCTAATTTTCATCATGTTAGTGGTATCTTCGTGTTTGAAAGCGGTGTTTTCTGCTTGGTATTGTTCGTCGTTATCAGCCATCTAACTCACCTCACTTAAATGTACCGAATGCTTCATTAGTGTTAGCGTCACGGCAGGCAATATAACCATATTGTCCGTTGCCACGAGGCTGGCGTAACCATACATAACCGCCATGACGTGAGTAAGCGTCATACTTGATAACCGTACCTGCTGGAACAACAGCAATCACAGAAGAGTTAACATTTGCTCCCCAACGTAGATGAAGATTACAGTTAGAAACAAAAGTACCTTTCTCTTCGAACCAGCGATCACCTAATGCGTCTACCCAGTTAGCAGTAGATGGCGCTGGACTGGCTGGCGTTGGTGTCTGATTAGGCTTAGGTGCTTCAATCTTTGGTGTAGTTGCTCCTGCAGGATTAGCAAGCTTATCCCAACTGGCTGCATCAAGATAGAAGATAGAACGATCAATATCACCACCGGTGTATTGCCAACCAGTAATGAACTTGAAAGCCCCACTAGAAACATTCATGTTAGGAACAGTCCAACTGTTCCAATTCATAGAAGCATATTTAGCAACCCACAAACCGCAATCATTAGCACAGTTAGCAACTTGCCAAATAGCAGATTCCTGTACATAGAGCAACGGCCAGACACCGGTTAAACGATGCACTTCATCAACAAATTGACGTGCCCAGTTAGTGTTACCCCATGCAGCGTTTTGGTAACTTTCCCAATCAAGAATAAGAAGTCCTTGCCCAACATAGTTCTTGATGTTGTTAATGAAGAATTGTGCTTCTGCAACTGGATTACCACCACCTGCATAATGATATAGTCCTCGCTTCTTGCCAAGTTGTCCTGCTAAGTCCCATTGATGGTTACACTTAGGGTTTACATAGCCTGTTCCTTGTGTCGCCTTAACGATAACCCCTTGTGCATGGGGGTCACGGATAATACTGTCAGCACTACCAGAATAAACGTCTACTGTATATAAAGAAGCCATTGTATCTACCTCCTAGCCTTTTGCTTCTACTGTCTTGTCTAACGTCAGTTTATTAGCCCGATTAGGAGCGGTCTTAATCGCTTCTAAGACAGGATCAGTTTTCTTTGTGGTATCTGATTTATCTTCGTTAGGGTTAACTGTTGGCGTTAGATAAGATAGTTCATAAGCGGACTGAACTGCTGCTTGAATTTGTTTCGTATCAATGTGAAGCCCTTTAGCTGTTAGATAAGATTGAACTTCTGCGACTGCTTGCGCAAACTTTTCTTGACCAGAAATATTCTTGCCAACCTGAGAATTAACAGCAGTCATTGCTAGTTGCAAAGCTAATTCCCATAAAGCTTGCTCTTGCGTTGTTTTAGCATGCTTAATCTTACTTTCAATAAATGGCTTACCAACCGCAAAGCCAAAATAAAAGAGCCACACAAGTAGCCCTGATTGAATAATCCAATTAATAATGTCGTTTAGTGTCTTCATGACGTTTCCTCTCCTTTATTTCTTCCTTCAATTTTCTGTTCTGCTCCCTTAATCTGTCAGCTTCTGTTGGTTGACTTCGCTGGTGAGCAGTTATCCAAGCAACGATAATCGATCCAATAGTCGTGATTAAGGTTGCTAGTACTTGATCGCTCACCTCGCCTCACCCTTTCAGAATTACCGTTAAAACAATACGAAATAATGTAAAGAACGAATACATGCTAGGAAGACTTAGCAAGCCCCCCCTCATTTGATCGTGGATAACAAATCCACATAAAAATAACAGCCACACAAAAGTAAGTGAAGCTGTCATGATTATTTTGTAATGAAAATGTTGTACGTTCCATAACGAATAGATCAGCGTAACTGTGCCAACTACGCCAAGTAAGAAGATAAAAGGCGGATCGTCTAGCATATCCAGTACGCTGTTTGGTGGTGGCGTAAAGTTGCCTGTACTATGTGTTGCGATAAAGTACACCGCTAGTCCATACGTTTCTAACGCTGATATTAGCCACAGGTAGTTGTGACGTAGATTGTTAAGCATTCATGTAACACCTCCTTAAAGCCGCCCATAATAAAAGCCCCGCTCGATTGAGTGAGGCTTATTTATGTACTGTGTATTTCTTAGGCGACTATGTTGTAACAATTATTTAGGAGACGTAATCCACGCCTGTGATTTCCTTAAACTGGTCTTTAGTAATTGAATCAAAAGTTACGTATTGCTTGTAATAAGCTAAATCATGATTACCCCAGTCATTCCAAAACATTTTCAAAATATCAACTTGACTCATCATAATTAGTTACTTCCTTTCTTTAATTGAGAAATTGTTGCTTGTTGATTCATCACTAATTGTTTCAATTGTGACGTTGTATCTTTTTGCTTGTCTAATTCCTTTTGAAGATTAGTGATTGTCGCTTGCTGATTCATTAATAGTTTTTGGTTTTGCGTTGGTTGAGCATCTGATTTTGTCTCCGCATTTTGTTTTAATTTTTGCAAGTATTCTGCTTCGGTAATCCCATTCCATGTTTGCGTTTGAATATCAAATGTTGGTTCATAACATTGATTTGGCACTGGAATTAAGGTTGTGTTGCTTGGAACTGCCGCATCCTCAATAATTTCATCTGTTCCTGCAAATTTAAATGTCATCGGATCATACTTATAGATTAATTTCATTTTGTAAATTCCTCCTTTTTACCAGAAAATCACACCACCAAATTGGAAGTCATAATTTTGTTTTTCTTCATGGTTTATTTGTAACGGCGTTGAATTCACAATCCCGTTGTTAACAGAATACATCGCAGTATTTCCAGCATCCCCCGCTTGAACTGGGGTAGTAATGCGCGCACCGCTGCCAATTCCCGGAATTGAAAAGACATCTACTGAAGCCCAATCAAGGAAACTTTTATATTTAATTACACCATTAACAAATGCTACATGCAGAGGACCGATAGTCACCTTACGATACCAAATATCCCCTGTGTTCCCGTTAAGCCACGTTACATCATTATGCAAACCTTCAGCAGAAACCCGAACCATCCCATTAAGATCACTTGCAATTTGCATAAAATTCTCATTGATTTTTTCAGCACCGTTATCCATGCCTCGCTCAATACTTACGATATTTGCCATTTTAATCATCCTCTCTGTTATTATTTTTGCCATTAAATTCATCGTAGCTTGCGTTGGGTGAATTGTACCGTCGCCTAAAACGAAATAACGATTAGCGGGGGTTACAATCGGATTGCTTCGCCAATCAAAATACGGAAGTCGATAACGCTTAGCTATTTCAACAATCGCATCACAAATATTATTTTGTGATACCCCTCGACTATTTGGAATCGAGAGGTCATTTTGATTTAATGCCCAGCTTTGAATTGGACAAAGCAGATAAATCTTGATACCAGGATTAATTCGCTTAATTGTTTTTAGTGCTTGAACCAAGCTACTTTTAATAGTGGATAACGTTTCATGCTCAAGCCCATAATCGTTTGTCCCATAGGCAAGTAATACTGACGAATAGTTTCTAAAATCATACTGTTTAATTTTTTGAAGTAAGCTCTCACGTCCATAGACAATTTCGGTGGCGTTGACCGCCCCGTTTTCTACCTCTATGCCAAGTAGATTACCAATGCTTTGTGGAATTGTCGGATTAGCTCGTGGATGTGCGGCATCAATGCCTGTCACACCCCACATGATCGAATCACCCAAAACCAGTAATTTAAATTTGCTCATACGCTCTCACTTCCCTTCATAATAGATTGCCTTATATCCTTGAAAAGCAGCAAAACTCCCATCTGCTAATTGCTTCATTGTTAGATGGTCAGTCATTAGATTAAAACTATCTGTTATTTCAACAACGCTACTTCTGCCTGAACTAATTACCTTTGCAGGGATTGTTCGCCTATTTCCCCCGCCAAACGTTCCAATTGGTTCAGTTCCTAACGGAACCAAGCCAAGTGAATATTCTTGATAGATAAGTGTAAGTTCTGTTCCTACAGATAAGGCTTTGGGAATTACTACCTGAATTCCTCTCGTTTTTGTCGTAATCCTTGCTCGACTGCCTTCTCGCAAACCGTTATAAGCACTAATAGACAGATTCAATATTGTATTAGGTTGTAAACCGTCCCAATGAAAACTTTTAGTATTCACAGTAGCGATTAACTGATCACCATTCCTAATTCGATACTGCATTTATCCTCATTCCCAACTTAGATCAATTGAATTTGGTGTGATATTACTTGAAGTTAGGTTAGTCACGTTTGCCAATGCTTCATAAACCGTCAAGCTAATCACGTTCGATACTTTCTCACCAATTTTAGCCGTGATTGTTGCCTTTCCTGATGCAACGGCTCTAACATTCCCCTCGTTATCAACAGTTGCTACTTGACTATTAGAAGAAGTTAAAGTTACGCCCCCATCTGTTTGATTAGCTGGCGTAATTGTAACGGTAACTTTAGCTGTTCCGCCAACTTCAAGTGCCGTTTTATCAATTGCCAACGTAATACTTTGTACTGGAATAGCAGAAGTTCTAACGGTAATCACATTAGACTTTGCACTCTCACGTAAGCCATTGTAAGCACTAACCGCAAAGCGATAGGTTGAATTAGCAGTTAAGTCGGTTGCCGTGTATTCTTTTTTATCAGTCACTTCGGCAACCTTCTTTAATTCTCCGTCACTACCAATCCCTTGATAAATATAATATTTCATCTAACTTTTATACTCCTCTCCATAGTAATCGCTGGGTATGTTCATCAATATAAACTGCTCGTAAATCCGCAGGACTAGTTGGCTTTGAGAAATAGCCAGAACCAGCCGATAAGTAGCTGCTACCTTGCCCGTTAGTTGCCTTAGCCTTCTCATCATCAACAAAGCCAAGATCAACCTTAATCGTTCGATTCTCGTCAATTAAATACCAAGCTCCACCCTCGTACTGAGGTGTGCCCTTTAGATAAAAGTTTCGTGGCATTTTAATTTGAATCGTATTCGGGTCCTTATAATCTGCTCGAACCGGAATGTACCTGACGTTAATTTCTCCCAGACCATGTGGAGCGGTTCCTAAGCCGTTGATTTCCGTACCAATTGCATCTTCATAGTAAAACACTCGTGGAATTGGGTATTCGCCTTGATTATGCTTAATCTCAATCGTGTAGCCATAGAGAAAGTCCTCAAGACTATCAGCGCTAACCAAACTTGAATTACGTTCTGCTACCATGCCATTGTCTAGGCTAATGACGTTGTTTTCGTCGGGGACTTCATCCTTATGCTTAACACGAATATTCCAGTAAGCACCATGACCGTCATCATAGTTATCCCAACCTTGTGTAATTGCAATATCACCAGCGATTAATGGCGCGTAGGCTTTCATCTCTGCCACTGTTTTTAGCTGAAATGGTCGGTCGTGAAATTGAGCTTGCTTGAGCGTTTCTTGAATTTGTTTCGTCATATCCAACAGTTGATTATAACGAACATACAATCCGTCTTTCGGATCGTTAATCTCAGCCATCGCATCAGTTAAGGACTGTTTGAACTTTGCTAGCCAGTCTGTAAAGTCCTTCTTAGTTGCATCGCCTAATTTATCTAAATCAGCTTTTAACTGTGCAACCTTAGCATTCGCTTCTTGCGAATCTTTATCAACCAACGCTGACAGCTTATCAACTAATTCTTGGAACTCTTCAATAACCGATTTAGCATGTTCTCCCATGCGTGCATAGAAATTAGATCCTAACACGTTTAGCTCAAAATTAACCGTCGAAACAATATTGCCGTTAGGATCGATAAAACTAAGATAAGCTTCTTCCCACTTACCGCCAATTTGAAAGACATTGTCTGGAAAGTATAGCGTTACCCGCCCAATACGCTGTTGGTCCAACTTCTGGTCATCAGCCATTGTCAGATAGACACGAAAATCATTATGCTCTGGATCAGTGCCAAAAAAGAGGACTCGCCAATTACGAATGTCTTGGGCTAAGCCGTTAGAGTAAACCCATAGTTTAAGATAGCTATTAACATCGCCTACACGGCCCTTAAAACTATCTGCAATATCAATTGTTTCATCTTGGCTTCGTAACAGATCAACTGGAATATATTGTTTTAATTTTGGTAATGTTTCCAAGAAATCACCTCCTATAAGTTATTTAAATCATCATCTGATAGTCCTATAGCCTTTTGCAATTGTTTGTTCTTGAGAGTGATTCTTGCTAGATCACTATCAATTTTCTCAAAGCCCTGTGCAATGGCTTCACGTACATCTTTTCCATAACCCTTGTGGCGAATAGCATCAGCGATTTGTTTCATAGTATGATCCGTATTATCAAATGACTCATAATCATAGGTTTCACTTGCCATTATCATCGCCTCCTGTTGTTAGTTTTTCTACTTGTTCTTTCAACTTATTAAACGATTCAACAGATACATATTTTGCCGGTAAATCATCATCGACAACCTTATGTAGTTGTTTCATATCAAACTGCAGTTGCGCAACATTTTTAGTGTTAGCATTATCAGTAATTTGACCACTAGATTGAGATTGACTTACCGTACTACCAATCTTGGTAAAACGATTATTAACACTAACTTTAAAATTCAAAAGCTCCTGCTGATTGCGGGAGTTTTCTAGTTGATAATCTGTTATACCAAGTGATTTATCACCAATCGTTAACGTACTAGCATGTGGCTTCAATAAATCAATTTCTTTTTGCGTAATACGTAATAGCTGTGTTTTTGCAACGTTTGGATTAATAAACATATACCTATCTGCAACCTTAAATGAATTAAAGTTAGGCATGTGTAATTCAAGTGCTGAAACTTCCCAACTTTGCGGAATTCGCTGAGCATCTATCCATGCCTTAGCCTGTTGCATAAGCACGTTGGGATCATCAACATTATCTAATTCAAGTGTTCCTTCGATAATACCGAATTCTTTTTGCAAATCGGGAATATCAATATAATCCCTACCGTTATTAACATCTGCAATAGTCAATTTTGGCCGTGCAGCATTACTATTATCAACTGTTTGCGTTCCTGACTGTGGCTTTGAACCATCACCGCCCTCTTTTATAAGTTTAACGGGGTCCATCCAACCGCCTGCAGGAGAAAAAGAGTTGCGAACAGCCTGATAGAAATCTTGCTTTGTAACGCCAATATGGACATGACTTAAATCACGGTAACCAATAACATCACCAGTTTTTACTTTCTGCCCAACATTTACAATAATGTTTCCTGGTGAACTAAATGCTTCTTGATAAACGATATTAAATCCATCAGATGAATGAGTAACGACAAAGTTTCCTAAGCCAGCCATCGACGACTTGATAATAACCGTTCCACCGTGAATACAGTGAACATTTCTACCAGGATGGTCTACTGATCCAAAATCCACACCATCGTGATAACTATTTTGACGATATCCGCCATCATTTCCGAAACTCTGAACTTGAGAAAAATGACCTTCCCCAACATCAGGAAAAGGCCATCCCCATGAACCAGTGTCAACAACTTTAATTGGCTCTTTCGAGATCGGAGCACCATGTGGGCTCCATCCACCGGAACCAGAGATTTGTTGGCGCCAATTAGGAATATTCATAGTTGCAATTAACTGACATAGTCCGGATCCTTGCCCAACCCATGTTGTAAAAGGCTCACGAGCATAGTACCTAAACGTCTGCTCAACAAACTGCATCAGTCCTTTTGAAGGAGTGCCAGCAGCTGCGTTACTATCCCAGTTATTAGCAATATTTTCGTCCCCGCCGGATTCAATCCTGATCCGGTTTTTCAAATTAGCAATATCTGCATCAGATAAGTGTTCACCAACTAACCTAGCTGCGTATTGCATGACGGGAGTCCAATCGCCATTAACCGGCTCCTTAGCTCCATCACCAAAATCACCGTCGCTGTCACCGGACACCTCTACCTTTTCAGGATCAAGGGTCTTTCCCAACGGAATTAATCTTGTAATCACCTTAGTAGGATCAATCTGCATACTTGCAGACTTCATATTTTTAGCTAACTGAATAGGAGTGTCATTTTTATGATCAACCCCAATATCTGTTAAGTAGTCAAGGTAGTTTATTCCGTTAGGGTTATAAGTAGTCACAATATAACCGCCAAGAGATTTTACTAATTTATCATTAATGGCATCGCTAGTTTTGGGATAATCAATTTGCCGATACTGGTCATCCTTGTTATTAGTGACATTTACATTTCGAAGCTGGAATTTTTTATAGTCAGGAACCTGTGAATTATGAACATCGATTAAAGTCTGTAAAAATTCTTTGGGTGTTTGACCAACACCTTCATAAAATCTTTGGGTGCTATCCATGAGATATGCTTCAATATCTTCAAAAACATATTCCTGAATGAATTGTCCACTTTCTTCCATCGACTTTTTAGGTTTGATAGCTCGTCCACGAAAAATAAGTTCATTATCATCATAAACATTAACATGAGTATGATAAGGCCTTACGTTGTCCCATAATGGACTTGCTTGATTAACCGTAATAGTCAAATCATCAATGTTGGATTCTTTAAGCGTGAGTTTCCCCGAACTAATATGACGATTAACTCGGGGATCCAGTACAATAAATCCTGCTTTATCTGTTGGCTCATTATAACCAATAATTCGGTACACTAAATCATCTCCTCACGCTTGAATTGAAATTCAATTGTCCCGTTTCCGGATAGATGCATTTTATTGTCACCCATCTCTAATACAATCGTGGTTGTTTTAAAATTGTCTTGAGTTAAACCTACTTCACCAATTGAATCGTTCTTCAAAGTTATGGACCCTGTCAATTGAAATGAGCATTCGACTGGTCGTGAGCCGATATTCTTAACATTAACATCCTGATCACCGTTAACATTGAATTTAACTGGTTGCCAAATCCAATGATCAAATGCGACATCATCCCAATAATCGGTGCCCTCGTTATGGTTAGTATAAGCAAAAGGATAAGCCTTGAAAGTAATAGTTGCTGTGAGCATTCCCTTTTCTTGGTCATCCTCAACCTCAACACTAGTACACTTAGCTGACCAGTAGTAAACAGGATCATGAGAATCAATTAGTTTAGTGAAACCATGCGGCAGTAATTGCCGTTTAAGCTCCTCTTCGTAAGCTTTACGATCCTGATAAACTTCACCAAAATATACAAACTTATAAGTCAATTCACGGGTCTTAAAAAAGCGTTCCTGATCATACATTGAGAAATCATATTCTCCTTGCATGTAAGGGACGCTTTCTGTAATTTCTTCTTCTTCTGGCGTAGTTGCTGTTCGATCAATCAACCACCAATCATAATCAGAAGAATTAAAACCGGCAAAGTCAATATATTCTACATTTTCTAAGTATTCTGGATTAGCCTTTGTGGGTCCTAATCCACGAAAAGAATAGTCATTATTTAAGAATTTCATCGGCTCCACCTATCCTTTAATGCTGTATTTTGACCCAAGCGATAATCGTATTGATCCGCTGTATAGCCAACAAGAGTGCCATCGTCAAGAACCATTGTCGTGTCTTTATTAAGTAATTGACGAAGCAAAGCATTATTCTGCATTTGTAACTGGCTATCCTGAATTGCCAGGCTACCAGTATAATTTGAATTAATTGAACTCAAGTTACCGATACTTGCTCCGATATCAAAACCAGGTGTAGTAATAGCCTGTTGAATTTGGTTAGCCATATCACTAACGTTTGATTGAACCTCACCGAATCCATTAATCAATCCGTTATTAAGTCCGTTCATAATTGCTTGACCAGCCGGGATAAGAAGTTTCCGGTCGTAACTGATTGGACCTTTATGCTCTTTAATCCAATCGGCAATTCCACTTACCCAGTTCTTAATGCCATTCCAAATTGATTTCATACCGTTCCAAAGCGAATTCATGATGGCTCTACCGGCAGCACCTAAATCTATATGAACAACTGATTTAATGAAATTAACACCTTCACTGAATAGCGATTTAATACCATTCCATACAGTAGAAACAACACTCTTTAATCCATTCATTACACCGCTAAAAATTCCAGCTACTCCGCTCAATACACTAGAAACAATGCTACTAATTGCATTCAGAACAGTTGATACAACATTCTGGATTGCATTCCAAGCTCCCGACCAATCGCCTTGTATTGCGGCAGTAATAGCTTGAATTATTCCAGCAATAACGTTCAGCACGGTAGATATAATAGTAGTAATAACGTTCCATACTGTACTTACGACAATACTGAATGTATTCCAGACCACATTCCAAATAGCAACAATAATTGCCAAGCCTGTTTGAATTACTGTACCTAGCATCGTAATAGCAGTAGATACAACTGTTGAAATTAATTGCCATACAACTTGAACAATGGGTACAAGCATATTCCACACAGTTTGAAAGACGGTAACAATTGTGATTAGGGTTGCTCCAATGATCGCAACTACACCAGCTACAATCGGAACAATAATTGGAGCTAAAGCCTGCCAAACAGCAACAATTGCATTGATAATACTATTAAAGACATTAACAAGCCCTTGCCAAATTGGAGTAACACCCGCCACAATTGATGTCCAAATTCCAGTAAAGAATGTCACTAGAGCCTGCCAATAAGGTTTAATAAAATTAACTACCGCATTAATAGCATTACCAATTGCATTCCAAACAGTAGTAGCCACTCCAACTAAACTCTGCCATGCTCCAGATAACCATGTAGTAAAACTTTGCCACAAAGCTCTCCCCGTTTTCGTTTGGGTAAAGAAATAAGTTAAGGCTGCAACCACAGCTGCAATTGCAACAGCGATAATTCCCCAGAGACCTAGCGAAGCCACTGCATTGAATGCTTTCATCGCTCCACCAGCAATCTTAGAAGTTTTAGCAAGTGTTGACATTGCTTCACTAAATGCCATTGCCAAATTACCAGCTTTTGCAATCACGCTTAAACCAACTATTGCGGATCTTAACGTTGTAAATATTGAAATAACCTTATGAGCTGCCATAACTGCACCCACAAAGCCTAATATTCCTACAACTGCTGTTCGAAAAATATCATTACTAAAAGCAGATTTAAGCGCTCCACCTACGACTTTTACGAAATTAAGAATTACAACAGTAGCATTAGTAACAACTGGTCCAATAACTTGAAAAGCGGAATTAATACTACCTTTCATGTTGTCTAGGACTTGCGCAATGCTTCCAAAGCCCGCTTGCTTAAAACCATTATCAATTGCTGATAACATATTCGCCAAATTTTTAACAACGGCATTTTTTAAGTTAGCAAAAGATGTTCCAATTCCTTCACTGTTTTTCTTTGCTAATTGAGCAAAACCATTAACTCCACCGTTTAGTTTGATAAAGCGATCATTCAACTGATCTACCGTAATTTGTCCTGACTGCAAAGCTTTATAAAGGTCTTGTTCAGCAGACTTACCAGTAAAACCAAATGAATTAGCGACTTTGCGTAATGCAATTGGCATGGTTTCCATCAATGTCCGATAAGACATTAAATCAACCTTACCAGTTGAAAGCATTTGCGTATATTGTTGAAGTCCACGAGAAGTATCGGCAACACTAGCACCAGAGGCAAGGAAGGCATTATTCAAGGCAATCGCCGACTTAGAAGCTTTAGTTGCACTACCAGTTAATGGTGCTAATTGTTGGGCAACACTTGTAACATCCTGCAAAGAAGTAGGTAAGCCATCAATTCCCTTGGATAAGATAGCGGTTGACTTTGCAACATCCTTAGTTGAATAATTCAAGGCCTTCATTACTACCGGATACTTGTTTAATGTATCAAATCGGTTAATGGCACCACTCATTGAATCTTTAACAACGTCCCATGCTTTACCAGCGATCGCAACTACACCCATTGCTCCAGCCATCGATTTAAAGGTGCTGGAAATACTGGAACCACCTGCACTAACAGTTTGAGAGGTTGACTGGGTTTCACGGCCTAAATTATTAATCGATTTAAGCGCCTTATCTAAAGTTGCGCTAAAACTCTCATCGTATGCTGATAATACCGCTTCAACACTCATTGACTGTGACACTAGCCATTACCTCCTTTCTGTTTTTGCTTCATCTTCCGGAATTCACGCCACCGTTTAGTAATTAAATCCATTCGTTGCTTTTCAGCACTAGCTTTACTTACTGGTTGATAGTCTGATTCATAATTACCACGAATTTCATCAACAAATTTATCGTAGTCAAAGAATTGACTAAACTTTTTGTATTTTGGTACAGGGTGCTTTTCGCTACCTTTTGTTGCTTGAACAGATTGATTGAGAAATGCTTGAAGTGCAATATCTCTTTCTTGCCCTACCCGTTTTAATTGGTAAGCTTCCATTCGCAATTGGTATTCAGCTATTCCCATATCTTCAATATCTGAAATATTTTGAAAGCCTAGATAAGCCAATGAATTCAATAGAATTTCATGATAGCTTTGATCAGACGTAAGCTTACGACTTTCTAGGCTTTCAGATTTTTTGCAAGCGGCTTAGTGGCGTTGCTTGCCTTAATCTCGTTAATAACCTGTTTGAAGAGTGGCTCAAGATTGTTGCAATTATCAATGTAATCATCGATATCATCAAGCCTAATTTTTGGCTTGGCTGCCGCATACAAAACGTCTGCCAGTACGGCTGAATCATTCGTCATCAAGGAAGGCAATAGCGTAGTTAAACCCATGCCAAATTTCATCTTCATGCCGTTTTGTTCTTGCTCCACACCATGATATTTGTCAATGTTCCGTAAGAATTTAACACCAAACACAAATGAATATTCCTGGCCTTTAATCTTTAACTTCATAATCTTCCTCCTATTCAGCCGTCTTATCTGTCGTTTCTTGTGCATTAGTACCAACGCCACGGTCATCGGCATCAAAAGCTTCACCGCCACCGCTGTCATCCTCATTAGCAAGTTTGTCCAATCCACGGAATACATAGTCAATTTCCTCTTGAATATCTGCTGATAGAGTTACCCAACCACGCTTTGCAATGCCATCAATTGTAAAAGTTACATCACGAGTAGAATGATCATCAGCATCGTTATCGTTTGAATCTTCGGAAACGATACCACGCATATATTCTGCATACACCTTGCCATCAGACCGCACCCGATCAAGATGAACCTTCCATACTTCAATCTTCTTGTTGAAGTATAGAGAATCATAAATATCATCAGAAGCCTTAGAAATAGCGTTTAAGAATTCTGCTTCTAAGTCAGTCTCGATGTTTGAGGAAGTAGGGACGTTCCCCATCTTTGTAGTTGTTGAATCAGTATCCCGTTTAGGATCATAACTTAATGACGTTTGGTAAGGGATTAATTGTGCCGGCTCCTTCTTCGCATTTTCTAACAAACGTTCAAAAAGGACCGCATTCTTCCCTTCCAATACTGGATAATTTGCCATGTTCATCCTCCTATCTCAAATCAAAAACGAGTGTTAAATAGCCATGCTTGAACACACTATTTGGAACACTCGTATCGGTTAATATTTGTTGTTCTTGTTCACCAGGGCGGCCTTGCCAAGCATAGTGCTTAGTTCTAACACCCCGCATACTTAATCGGCTTAGATCATCTACTATCCTCGTTACCTGTTTACGCTGATTACCTTTGCCCCACACATGCAAAGTCAACGTAACTCTTAGTCCCGTTGCGTCTTTGTAGCTTGTCGGAATTGACTGCGTATCATCGACAACAACATATGGATAAGTAACAGGCTCCTTTACAAGTGGTGGATGATCATAAGTTGAGTACTTCTTTTGCGATTGTGCAAACACATAATCGTAAATCTCAATATCTGGTGATTCCATTCCGTCACCTACTTAAATAATTTACTTAGGTCATTAGCAAACTTCATCGACTCAATTGCAAACGCTGGATGTAAGGTCGGGCGTGCTGCCATGAAGCGAGTACCATATTCCAAGTATGGAAAGTATTCGCTGTGGGGAGCAACGGTAGCTGTTAAACCATTATTAGAAATAGTATTGGTAACCGACCGTCTAGTATTACCGGTTGGCGAAACCATAACAAGACCTGCGCCACTCTTCCATTCATAGTGGCCCTTATACATGTTATTCATGTTGTTTTGCGTTTGTTTTTTAAGGTTAGCTCCATGTTTAGCAACAATTCGCTTGACTGGAGTTAAATCCTTATTCTTCTTAATGAAATTTGCTAATTCCTTAGTTCCTTTGACATTAACTTTGAAAGAATTAGCCATCATCTTCACCTACAATTAAACTGATTCCCTTTAGCGGCGTCCGTAAAGTTTCAAGACGATACTTGATTGGAGAATCGTCAATCGTTAGATACGACCATGCCCCATCAAAAGGAAGTTCTAGCCGCACTACCTTGGCATTCTGATCAAGCTTGCCTAGCAGTTCGACCGACCGATTAGTCCCCAAGTCAGTAACATTTGCATAACGTTCAGCTACTAACTTAGGACTGTCAGCACCGTATTCGTCTGCGTAAGGATCATAGCTATTATCATCTTGCAAGTAGAACTTAATCTTCTGTGTCTTTCGCATTTTTACTCATCCCCGCATAAGGATTGATAAAAGAAACAGCACCTAAAGATTTAACATCTTTGTGGTGCCGTCGTTTCCATAAATCAATATCGTCTAAGAAATCATCGAAGTCAGAAGAATTAAAGGTAATTGATTCACCTTCCTGTGAATAAGTTGACATCCCCTCGTTTTGCAGCCGGTTAAAGCGCCGCACTGCAACTTCTAATTCGATATAACTCAATTCTGCCGGAACTTCTTCTTCCGCCGCTAGTTCCAGCTTAAAACTCAATGCTTGATCAGTATTTTGAATGATTAATCGCAGCAGGTCGTCGCGGTCATTATCCTTAATTCGGAGCATTGTTTTTAAACTGCCAAGAATTGCGTCCTGGTCCATGTAATCACCTACTTAATTAGTGCCAACAAGTCATCCTTCTTCATGCCAGAGGTATACTCAATATTATGAGCATCAAGGTAAGCCTTAATTTCATCTACCGTATTGTTAGCAGTCGGCTTATCATCGGCTGTTGGAGTATCTGGTACTTTAACGTCCCCAGTATCACCGGACTCAGTTAATTTTTTGTCACAGTAGTCACGACGATACCATCTAAACGTTCTGGGAAGATCTTCAAAGCGTCAAGGATAACTGACTGATAAACTAATGAATCATCAACTTGGGTATGGTGAATACCAATTAAACCAGTTTCGTCAGTGGTGAAGTTGAAGGCTTGGCCAAGTTCACCAGTAACCTGAGCATAAGCAATATTCAAGTTCTGACTTGCAGTAGCAATAACCTTGCCTTGTGGAACCGCGTTAGAAACGATTACAGAATTGAAGTTAAAGAATCCTTGCAGGTAAGTCATGCCAAAGCTTGTTTGCAGAGTAACCGGCGTGTCGCCTAAGTAGTCGTAGAAGTCAATGGGATTGACGAACAAAACTGATTGAATATCGTCGTCTTCCCATTGAACAGACAATTTACCCATCGTCTTGGCGATTGCACTCTTAAATGATGTTGCACTATCAGTAGTTACACCGGTTGTGTTTGCTAAGTAGTCAAAGAGTGTCTTCTTGATATCACTTTGGACGTCCCGTAAGAGCTTATTATCAGTGTCTACCACCGCTTGTTCAAAGCCTGCTGATTGAATAGCTTCTGCAGTGGAAGTCTTACGGTACTTGTTGTAATCAAGCGTTAAAGTATCAGCTAACTTACGAGTAACCTTGCTGAGCGGGATTACTTCGCCTTCAGGAACCTTACCATCAGCCTTAGTAACTTCTGACTTGTAAATCTTAATTTGGTTACCAGCTGGCATTGCGGTTAAACGTGACACTCCCAAAACACTTTGAAGGGTCTTGATTGACTTGTTGAATTGTTCAGTAAAGTCGATTGATTGTGCAATTAAATCAGCTTGTACAGTAGTATTTTCTGGTGCTGCCATAATTTATTCCTCCTAATGATTGAATAATTCTAGATTTTCCTTAATAGCCTTACGCCGTTCATCAGGGTCTTTAATCGAAGCAATATCGGCCTTGGTGACGGTATGTTGGCCTGTGACTTTAGGTGTAGAACCTTTCAAAAATGACTTGCGAACATCTTCTTGCACTCGGTTAGTGTAATCAATTAATGCTTGAGCATTGGCATAGGTCTTCTCATCATCAGTAGTGACAATCATGTTCAAGACATCCTCGCCTACATTCAAACCAGCATCCTTAAAGACTTTATCCGTCTCCACTAAACTAGTTTGACGAGCTAGTTTTGTCTGTAAGTCCTTAATTGTTTTGTCCTTCTCGTCGGATTCATTCTTAGCCTTGTCTTCGTCAGACAATTGTTTAACAGACTTAGCAGAAGTTAATTCCTTAATTTTAGCTTCTGCCTTTGCTAAGCGATCCTTATAGTCATTCTTTGAAGCTTGTTCCTTACCAATACGTTTCTGCAACTTGGAAACAATCTCATCTGAATCAAAGCTCTTTGAATCGGTACCATCATTCTTAGGAGCTTCCGTCTCAGTATTCTGTTGTTCTTCAGTTACAGTAGTGTTATTTTCATTGTCCATGTTGTGGACCTCCTTTTCTCGCAGTTACCGTCATGGGAGACTCTCGGGTTTTGTTTAACGTCCACTACACACGGAACGGACAAAATAAAAAACACCCAGAATTTAATCTGAATGCTTGAATTAAATTATTATTTAACCATTTCCTAAACAAAAATGAGTTTGATCGGTTTTCAAATTAACAAGGTCAATCAAAATTTTCTTCAAATAAGCAAGCGGAAAAATGTACTCCAGAGTGTCTTCAAAGCCATTTACTATTAGATCGTGATTTTTCTTGTCTAAAGTAGCTGTAGCATTTTCTATATCCGAACGCAGCTTAAAAGTATATGCATTCTGATTATTATGTACAATATCAACAACTAAAAAGCCCATTACTTCCGCCTCTTTTTCTTGGATTTCATTAAAACCTCACCATAATTATGTCAGAATCAAGAACACCAAAAAAGTAATCTGACTATTTAATAAAGTATATTTTTAGGTGCGTCGTAATCAGGAAGAGGTTTACCACTTGCAACTGCATTATTTAGTGTCTTGATGGCTTGTAAAGAAGTTGGACCATCAGGCCTTAAAGGATCAACTAATGGTTCTACCTTGAAGTAGGCACCATCTCCAAACTTAGCATTATAATTATCGATTGCTTTGTTAAGTTCTTTTTCGAAGCTAATTACATTATTTACTAGTCTAGCCATCAAATCACCCCTTTAATAATAATCCAAGAATAAATTCTGCCATATCTCTATCCTCATATAAATTATATCTTGCCTGATAAATACCTTCAACACCCATACTTAACAATTCATATCCATAAACTTCATGATTATAAGCATTTTCATATTTTTTACCCATATATACTGACTTAAATTTATCAGGTTTAGCCATTTCGTCTGGACAATAATTGCTATTTCCAGTTAAAACACTTAATTGTTGAGGATTTTCGCCTTTAGTACGACGATTATAAAATTCACCTTCCAATCTCATGACTTCAGGATTTGTATGTTCTTCTCTGTGTCCCAACTCATGATACATAGTACTTTGTGCATTATAGCTATTTTTATTAGCAGCAATCTCAGCGCCTTCGTCAGAATAATATCCGCGGTTTGCACTAATCACTTTTAATGTATTACGCTTTTCAGCATTAATGCTCCAGTCCGTAGGGTAATGTTCGTAAGCGTTCAATATCAATTTTTTAAGTGAGACACTAGAACGTTTTTGAAAGGCCAATTTAGGAGAACCAACCGATCTATACTTACTTATTTCATTAGCTACAGCATCAGCTTGCTGATCCCCAATTAATCTAATCGCATCAGAAGTCATTTGCCATTGTTCAAGGTAATCATCATAGGATTTAAATTGCCCATTGTCATATGCCTCGTTTAATTTTTTGAAGTTAGCTCGTAGTTTCTCAATCTGATTTCCTCTCTTGGAGCCTTCACTGGATAACTTAGCATAAAGTTCTCTGCCGATTATCCTAATATCTTTTTCGGATAAATCTTTAATGTCCGTATCCATGAGCTCTTTGAATGATTTCAGATTATTACTACTGAGATTTTCTTGACCATCAACCCACGTTTCGCTGATTGAACATCTGCAATTAGGGTGAGTATCTTCAGGAATCCTTGGCACTTTGCTAATCCGATAAACCCCATCACCATAACCATTGTCTTGTGTAGCAATTTGTCTACACTCCTGGCAGGCTCTTGGTTCAGCTATCCATTGTACAAATTGGTAACCATTTTTCTTGATTGATTCAATCTGTGCCGAATACTGAACTCGTGCCGATTCAGTCCGGGCGATTCGTTCAGTAACATAACTGTGATCCTTAACTGTTTTTCTTACATTATCCTTTAGCTGCTTTGCAACAACTCTTGGGTTCTTTCCTGTAAGAATACCGTTAGTAATCACCTCATCAAGGCGGGCTTTCAACGCATCTTGATTAGCCCATATTCGCTGACTAAAAGTAGCACCATTAATCTGTTTAGTAATCTGCTTTGCTACGCTCTGAGAAGTCCATAGCGAGCTGTTCTCTGCTGAATGGACAAGAATACCTGACTGCCGTTTAAGCTCCTGTCTGTAATCGTCAGCAACCTTAGCTTGCATATCAGAATCAATATTCATCCCAGCTTCAACCATCGACAAACCAATCTGACTCTTAATATATTCAAGCCGGTTAATTCGCATAGTCGCATTGTATCTTCTCATTCGTTGGTTTACTTCGTCAGAGAAATTATTGTACGTTACTCGTTTACCTTGTGCTCTTAAACGATTGGCTTCTTGAACAACCTTTCTTGCTTCCGTTTCATAGTCAGTAATATCAGTTGTTGATACTACCTTTTGAGCTTCAGCGTAAGACACTTGATCACGCTTTGCCAACGAATTAATTTGATTATCAATATCCTTGTTAATCTGAACAATAGCTTGATTGTAATACTGTTGAAGCTGCTTATTAAAAGCGACATCATTTTTCAACTGCTGCTCTTGCCATTTATGTTCCCTGTCGATTCGATCATTCCAGTAACTATTCTTCTTGGTCATCTTGACCACCGTTCTTCCGGAAACCAACTACCTCTTTGTCTTCGTCATCTTCTTCCAACTCTTTTTCTTGATCGGTAGCAGAAGGAGAATATTGCAAAGCATTACGAGTAGTCTCGGCTTGCTCTTCACGAATCTTTTCCATCTCTTGCTTAGGATCATCTACAACAGACAATGGTTTCATGGCTGTCTCATGAGACACAACCCCCATCAACTCTTGCGCCGTCTGTGCTTCATCTAACAAGTTAGCTGGCATATTTCGTGTAAATTGGAACGATAAGCGTTGCCAAGCTTCTGTATCAACAATAATTGTCTTAACACTGAATAATACACGATATAGCTGCCGCAAAGATTGAGTAAACTTTCGCTCCTTGTTTGCTGCCATATTCTGCATTGGCAATAGCTTGTACTTCAATGCAACCCCAGAAGAGTTGCCCGAAAATTCTTTGTCGTTCAAATTAGCTACCATACTTACCTGATAAATCATATCAATTAACCGATTAATCATATTCTCTTGCATACCATCAGCGTCCGGCTTACTAATGAAATCAATCTGCGCATTAGCAGCTTCTGCATCTGGTGAGTAAATTAAATGGTTATCACGAATATCAATGTCAGGCTTACCATCGCCATCTTGATCTAGGTTTAGTCCAAGCATTTTAAGATAAGCATTATCAAAATATTCAATCTGATTAGCTTTCTGACTAAGCACCTTATCTAGTGCCTTAACTAGGCTTTTCACGTTATCGAATGTACCTTGTCGTTCTTCGTTTTCAAAGAATTCAACTGCTGGTACCAGTCCAAATGGATTAATACCTTTTTCACCCAGTGTTGTATCCGTAAAACTAACAGTTTTATTTGCATAATAAATAATGCCGTTGTAGCCAGAGCCTTTTAGCGCCTTAGCATAACGAACAAAAGCAAGGGGCTGTTGGGCAATCGTATCATCATAAACAATAAATCCTTCAGTTGGCGCAACCACTGCAATTTTGGTTTCGCTATCTTCGTTCTGATAAGCAAATAACATAGCACGTCCGTAAATATCAGTTAGCTTGCTAACCTCGTTCAGCTTGTCTTGCAGAGAATTAGTATCATTCCATTGCTGCAATATTTGATTTTCTTTATCTTCATTCAAAGTGATTTTGGGTGGAATTCCCAAAAAGTAGCCATTGAACGTGTCAACAATGTAATGTGGAAGGTTTGCCACTAACCGATTATCTGGACCAAACTGTTTGCGTGGTTGGTTGAGAATATCGTGTTCGCCAATGTAAAGTTTCCAATTTTCACGATATTCATTAGTCCATGTTTGATTCTGTGTAATCATCGCTCGCAAATCATCCTGAGTAATCTCTTCTTCACGAGGAAAAATAAAGAGGTGATTATCAGTCACCTCAACTTTTGTCCCACTTAATTGTTCTGCCATGTAATCACCTCTCCAAACAAAAAAGCCAGCTATTAAGCTGACTAAATATAAATATTCTTTAATAGTTGAGCACCAGCTCGTTTATGCTGGTTATATAAGCAATAACGAACGCTATCCATCACGTGATCGTGGTCCTTCTGTGGCTCCCCTGTCTTTTCATTCCAAATATACTGGTAAACTTCATCAAGAAACGGCTTGGCCACTGATTCTTTAACAAAGAAGCAATCCTTCTTCATTAGTTCGGCAACGAATTCAACGCCAGGCATCACCGCCTTTCGAGCGTTCTGCGCATGAATACCAGCTCGTTGAAGCTGACTAACATATTCAGGGCGGGCCGAATCACACCACACATTGATACCAGCACCATAACGTTTTTGAATGCCTTTGATAATATCGATGATCTGTTCAATAAATAATCCCGATTTTTCATAGCATTCAACTAAGTAATTTCGTGGCGGTTCTGTATGACTAGCATTCCAGTTGTCATAGCCAAATACTGTAATTGCTGCCGGGTGTCCCTCAGCAAAACCAAAGTCCACTCCAACGCAATAATGTGGCAAGTCAGGTACATCTTTCACAACCATCTTGTTCTTATCAAAATCAGGATAAACAACACCATGACCAGTAACCCATAGTCCTAAAATATCTCGTTCAAAGAACATTCCAGAAGGGGTTGCCGCCTTAAATGCCTTAACGTATTCATCAGATAAGAAGGTATTGTCATCAATCGTAAAGTGAAACGACTTAATGCGAGCAGCTGGATCATGATTATCGATATACTCAGTCTTGAGCCAATGCTGAGGGTTGTCCGGGTTAGTATCACAGATAACCCGAGCGCTATCCATTGAACATCGTGCTAGGATTTCTTGAAAAACATCATGCACAGCAAGTGATGCTTCGTTAACGTAAGCACCGTATGAAGTCATACCACGTATGCTAGACATCCCACGAAGCGAACCCGTATAGCTTGGCACAATATCAACACCCCAGAGATGATAATGACCGTGCCGATCAGCTTTCAAATCAATACCAAACTGGCTGGAGATTGAACTAATGACGTTGTTATAGATCGTATTAGAACTAAAGCCTGCAAGAATGAATTGCGGCGCACTATCTTCATTTTCTTGTGCTAACTTAGCGACCCGCCGTAGTTCATACAAGAAAATGTAATTATCAATATAAGTCTTACCAGACCGCTTTGCACCGGCAAGGATAAGGTACTTCCAATCATCATTGAAATATGATTGAAGAACTTCTTGCTGTTTACTTGTCAGCAGGCTTTGCAGAGCCATCAATAACACCCTCCTCAATCTTATCTAAAATCTCGCTCAACTTCTTATTGTCGTCACCAGTTAATTGTTTAGCTGCCTTAACCTTTTCTTCGGTCAGATCAGCTTCAGCATTAAGCTTTCGCAACTGAGTCTGGATAACTGGATCGCTCAATGGATAACGTTTCATAATTTCACGAGCCGCAGTAGTTCGATCCTTAATTAGCGGTTTACGCTCAACAGTTCCACCATTTACGGGATCAGGAACTTCTTCAGTCTCATCGCCACGAAGCACACGAGTCAGATACTGAAGCACCTCTTTGGCATCAGCAACCTTATGTGATTCAATTTCAGCCATTTTCCCGTCAATATAGGCTTTTACCGTAGGTTTCTGTAGGTTTTCCCTACCAGATACTTCATTGGCGTATCCGGCTTTTATAGCCGATTGTGTGGCGTTGCCACTCTTGATATATTCATCGGCAAATAGTCGTTGTTTTGCTGTTAATTTCATGGCATATCACCACACCACCTTTCTAAAATAAAAAAAGCCAGCCGCTAAGCTGACCATATTAATTATTTTCGCTTTGCAAAGAAATCTGGATGTTTTTCAATAATTTCTAACGTTCTTGGCTGTAGTAAAAAATACACAGGTGGGTTACTCAAATTTTCTTCGTTAGGAAAAACCGCATAATTCTTTGTGGCCTGTACAATAACATTTCTTGCAATTAACTCTCTAAGATCAGTATCGTTTATACGAATCCTAGCCGCTCTTCCCTTGCCTTCATATATAGACTTCACTATTACCAATTTTCTACCAGATAGATTTAGAACATAGTCGTCAAATCTTTTAAGCGACTTATAAGACTCGTACTTATCTTTACCGTAAGCTAATAAATCGCTTATTAAAGTTGCACCGAATAATAGTGCAAAGACAACAACAGCCCACGAAAGATGGCTATAAAACCACCCCATATTATAATCTTGTAATAACGGTTTTAATAGTAAAAGCGCAAGGCAAAAAATAAAGCCAGTTAATCTTACTTTTGGCTTCAAATTAAGAGCCTCCAAAAAAGTTTTTAAATATTCCATAAATAAATCACCCAAAAGCCATAATACAAAAGCCTAGCTACAATAGCCAGGCTTATAAGGGGGATTTATTTATGGCCCATTAAGGGCAACGTGGATTATGGTCCCTGCCACCATCTGCCAGCTTACGGTGTCTGAAGTTCACCGTCTTCTTGCATTCCACACGGCTATTAAGCCAAACGTCTAAAGTATCCCAAGTTGCGGTACATAATTTATGGGAGACGTTCAATAGTTATAAGCATATTGAGGCTGCATACATCGATTACAATTCCACTGCAATTAAAAAGGGCAGCGAATGTATGTCGCTTCTTTGCGACAATATTATTATCACATCTCTGGGTGACTTTGACTGCTCATCTATCACTCACGAATCACTCATTTTTCATTGCGATAAACATGTAAATCTTCAACTTCAGTGTGAATCCCATGCTTAATCACCTGGTACTCAAAGCGGTCCGCAAACTCACATAAGGCTTGCTCCTGCTTTCTAGTGTAAGTAGCAGCACTAATGTTAAGTTCTTTAGCAATGTTATAGGTCATCTCTTGATCAGCATATCGCCCCAGTAAGATCTCTTGCGACTCCTGCGTCATATTACGCATTGCGCAACCTACACAATCTACAGCTTCCTCTGCTAACCAAATATTAAGCATTCGGTTCTCACTCGCATTCCCTTTCGTGGGGGCTTTAGGCATTCCATCCATACCAGGAGATTTGAGGTCAAACCTACGCTTCCCCGATAAAGCCAGATAGCGATCCAACTTCTTATCAAGGAACTTAGTAACCTTCCTGGCAGTTGCCTGGTAATCAATTTCCAAATTCAAACTTGTTTGCATGACGTACCCTCGCTATCTGATATAATATTGTTGGTTAAATATTTTGAGTAAGGACACATCAATTGCAGTGGGTCCTTTTTGTTATGGATTCTTCTTACCAATAAAGAACCCGCCCAAGAAGGCAGCTATTAGTAATACTAAAAGTAACAACATGCTAAGCCAACTCCTTTAAGATGATATAAATGGCCGCACCCATTATTCCAGTTTCAGCAATATTCAATATAAAGCCAACTAACGAACTAAACGATTTTAGGCTTTTTAAATATTTTTGGACCTTATCTTCACTTGAATAAAGATTTGCTATCTTGTTAATCTTTGGGAACATAACAACTAATTCTAATGCTGCACAAATTACCAATGCTACCGTGAAAAACTCACTTGGTACAATCAAAGAATTGAGTGTTAGTACAATAACATAGGTAACTGAAGTAATTATTATCATAAATATGGCAGTTAAACATTCCTTATCTCCTGACTCTTTAAGAACTTCGATTGCACCACTAGGATCAATTCTTACTCGGATATACAGATATAGTCCCCAGAGGTTATATACAAACAAAACAATTAAAAATACTATTCGAAGCACTTCTTTCCCACCTTTCCTGTACTGATAACCATCTTCAATTCACTCTTTAAGACAGCAATCATTCCACCATCCGCAAAATACAAAATATATAAATTAGGATCTTCATTTGTAAGCCTTGTTACGCTACTGAGATAAACAATTCTTCTCTCGTCTTTTAGTGTTACTGTTGTTTTGCTCATTTAATTTGTCCTTTCGTAATTTTGCTTAAACTCATAATCAGATAAGACAAAATATTTCCCATTGCTGCCTTTTAGGATCCAGTCTCCCTTGCTGATAACTAATGGTCCACCTATTTCAAAATTATTTTTGCCATAATTTTTGGCAAACCCCGTCCATCCAAAACGTTTCAATCCATACTCTGTGGCCATTTCATCCGAACCATCAAATTGCTCTGCTTCAACGGTTACTACTCTTCTGTATTTATGCTTCATTATTCATACTCACCCCAAGCTTTCTGAATTGCCCGTTCAACATCGTCATTGTCACATTCGTCCGCAAGTGCATTGAACAAACGATCCATCTTGTTTTCGTCACCTGTTCGGTATAGTTGCCATAATTCTGATTCAATCATTATTTTTCCTCCTTAAATTCCGGAATAGGCATCTTCCTAATATCAAATGACGCGTCAGCATAGCCATATCCGTAGTACTTATTTGCCAGGTTGCAAAGGTCCATTAAGGTCAGCTTTCCATTATCAAATAAATTAATAAGGTTGCTGTCGCCTAACCGTACCAATGCATAACGTGCTCGTTTTTCATTGTCTGTCATATCATTCTCCTAACTTATAAATTGGAATTTTGCTACCATTTTCTATTTTCTTCCGAGCTAAATTTTCTTCTACCATTCCTTTAACAGTTGCTAGTAAGTACACAAAGCTTGGCCTATTAGCTGAAGCAGTTTGGCTTATTGCATTATTTATATCTTTAATATCTAGTTGTTTTAGATATGGTGATATCTTGGTTAATTTGTAATCATCTAATTTAAAGGGGAGAATGGCTTCAATTTTTGACTTTTTGGTAGTCAATGACGAATCGTGAACGATTCGTTCATTCTCATTATCATTTTCAATTTCATTCACATTTTCATTTTCAATAATTACTTCTTTTGGTTCTTTTCTTCCTAGTAGTTGATCAGAGAAAATTTGTTGAATAGAATGATCTACTTTCCGATGGGACCCTTCCCAGAATTTTTCCAAATGGTCATATACCTTTTGAATTAGTTCTGTGTCCTTAACCTGTCTTAATTCACTTCTTATGCAATCCTCAACAGGTTTCCCGCCTTTGATAATGTTATGCTTTAAGGCGTTGAGAATTGCGATCTCTTGGTGCTTTTTTGAATAGCAAATAACATGATATTTATTCTCAAAGCGATCAATTAATGACTTCGCTGCTTCAAGTGAATAGCCAAGTTCAAATGCTGCTATACGGTAAGGAAGGTGATAAATTCCCACCTGTGAGGTATGAGGATTAGTTAACAGATATAAGAAGAAGTATTTATCCTCAGGCGTGAAGCAATCAATGACTTTATCGTCCTCCCAAAAACTAGTATCTACTGGTCTTTTTACTGACTTCATACACTGCTTCCCCCTACTAACTCACCTCAATTGACGTTGGTACAATAAACTCTGGTGATTTATTCGTGTACCGACAGTACTCGCACTTCCCACACCGTTGAGGCTTCTCTTCACCCATCATGACCCGCCAGAAATGTGGCTGTAGTTGAATAACCTTATCCATTGCATAATCCATCAAGTACTTAACATCAGGATTGCGCTTATCAAAGATAATGTTGGCTACATCTGGAGGTGTCTGCTTGCTAACCGCAAACATTAATGGAACACAGGTCTTGCCAAATGTCTGGCGGATAAGCTCCTGGTAAACTGCCATTTGGATATAGTAACCATATGCTTCAACAAAGTTCGTCTTAATAGCATGATTACTGGCATCCTTAATCCAATTAGCAGCATGGATATCCTTAGTGGTCTTGAGGTCACAGAAGTAACCATCTTCAAGGTTCAAGCTATCAATCTTGCCTTTCCACCAATAGCCATCGATCTTACCGGTAACAATCACTTCTTTGCTCTCACCTTCTCCTGGATGATAGTAGAAGGTGAACCGGTCATTCAGCTTCAGCTTATTAATTATGCTAAATGCTTCTCCCTTCTCAGAATAAGCAACTTTCAGCCCTTTTTCAGGATTACCATACTTATATACTTCTTTCTTCGTTTCAGGCTCATCAAGGAATGCTTTGTGGGCCTTTTCATCTTGAAAGTAGCTGTGGATAAAGTTACCAAATATCAGCGGATTAGGTTGACTTGATTTCTTTGGGGTTGGTTGCCATTCATCTTTCAGCTTAGCCAGAGCAGCAGCTTCACAGTGCTCAAAATCAGTAAATATCGACTTACTCATATACTGGAAGTCAGTTTCGTGAGAGTAGTAGTTCTCAGGCGTCAGCTTCATCGGCTTTTGGTTTGATTGTTCCGTTGCTAAATAGTTCTGTTTGGCCGTCCGCAATGTTTTCTTCGTTTGTTTCTTCTTTGCTGTCGCTGTCGTCATCTTCCTTAACCTCCTCAATTACTTCAGGTGCTTCCGTGCGCTTTTTAGGCTTAGTGCTCTTAGTAGCTTCTTTTCCCTTTTCAGCTTTATCAAAACTATCAAGAATCATCTGAGTTTGGTCATCGCTGTTTTCTTCAACGGGTGTTACATCACGACGAGAATTATCTTCATCATCATATTCATTAGCGGTTGTGTCATTAATAGCATCAGCAAGCAAATCACTGTCATCGGATGTGTTAATGTACATTTTTGCCGCCCGGTTCAAAACGGTTCGTTTTGCCATCTCCTGACCGAATTTGAGCTGTACCTTGTTAGTCTTTGCTTGACTCCAACTGGCATCAATCTCTTTCTTAGTCATGACAGTAAAGTGCCGTTTATTATCAGAAGTGATAACTACTGCAAAGGCATACTTAATTGGCTTATCTAGACAATCAGCATTCGGCTTAAACTTTGAGACGACCGTTTGGAAGTTCTCATCGGAATCAATGGCAAATTCATCCCCTTCATGAACAACCTGTGCCTGCACATCCTTGATGATGTCCAAACGCTTCAATGAAGCCACCGTCCCAAAGTAAGAGCGCTGCATCTGCAATTGGTTACCATACACGATGAAGTAACACTGGTCCTTCGCTGGCGTAAGTCCCTGCACCGTCATGTTCATCAATGATTGAATGATTGAGCTTGGGGTACAGCACTGTAAAGCAGGAACGTTATTTCTATTCTTAATGTCGCCCAGACGTAACAATGCAACGGTCAAGGCGTTCGATGAGCTATAGTTGGTCGGTAGATCCAATCCCTTTTGCATTTGCTCCTGAACCTTCGCATCGATCATCGTCCGCAACTGTCCAGAGCTTGCCGCTCCTGGCTGGTTTAAGTTAATCGTGCTAAAAAGGTTGCTAGCGCGTTCTTGTAATGATGTAGTCATTAGTCTTCCTCCATATCTGCTTTAATCTCTGCCTTTTCAAATTGTGTAAGGCTCTCGTCTACATATTCATCTAACCGTTGTGCTTGACGAAGGCGGTTATCTTCCTGCGCTTGTAACTTATCCCAGTTAATGCTCATGATGGTCCGCCACCTTTCGATAAGTTTGACAGGTTTCGGTTGCTAACCGTTCAGTAGCGATTCTCAGCATCGTGGCAGCGTTCTCCATTTGAATCGCCATCGCTATTCGCTCTTTAGGCGTTGAAGCTCCCTGATAACGGGTCGCTAAGTAAGATAAAAAAGTACATTTATCGCTGACTTCAATATTCAACTTTGCTAATTTGTATTCATTCATTTATAATTACCTCGAAATGTATTTATTTCTTGGTACGACCGCCGCAAACAGTCGTACCTTTTTTGTTGTCTTTTAAGTAAAATGGGTCAATCCATACCGTTAAGGCATAGACAACTAAGATAGTAATTGCACCATCGTAGCTGCCAATCATCGTGCAATACATGACCCATGCACCGATAATTAGTGCAACTAGTTTACTCATGTGATTACCTCATCTCTGATAAAATGATTTCATCCCCTATTGAAAGGAGGTGACTATCATCGCTACTTACTATAGTTACGAAGAAGTTCTTGAAACTGCTGCTCGAATTGCAAACAGTATCCCGCCAGAAACACTTAATGCAATGCGAATGGCCTCAGAAGCTGTTCAACAAATTTCTGAAGCACTTGCTCCCGTTCAAGAACAGTATTCTCAAATTCAAAAGCTAATTAATTCTGTTACTACAAAAGCCACGGAAAATCCCGATTCAGTCATCGAAGTATTAACGACTAACACTTTTGGTGATAAAGAAAATGAATTTAATCGCCAAGTTATAGATCCGGTTATAGATTCTTTTACTAATCCCGCACAAAATACTGACGATGATAACTATACAGGTAAAACATCCGTAGATATTCATGATGATCTCCCAATCAAGCCAGGCTATAAGGAGAAGTTGGAGAATCCCCCAAATACAACCACAGTAGATAATCAACACACTAGAAAATCTTTGCAAAAAGTTTCTCAACTGTTTAATAATCTCAACTCCTTTGTCGCTCAAGCTTCAGAAGCAATAATTGCATCGCAAATTGTTTACCATTTTCTACAATGGTTAATTAACCATTTGAATTAACTACCAAGTCAGTCTGCTTCTTAGTAGACTGGCTTTTTTGAATCCAATTCGATTCATTACCTTGGATTTCCTTTTTGGAACACGGCAGCATGTACTTTCCAAATGTCGAAATGCACGTAATCCTTTAAACATCCCCCTCACCTCCTTTCAGTGTTTCTTCCGATACTTAGGCTTCAACAACAGTGGTCGGTCACGTTCGTATAGCAAACTGTAAATTGTTGCATACAGCAAACAACCCGCAATTATCATTACTGGTAAACCGATTAAAAATGCCACTTAATCACTTCCTATCTTGGTAGCGGCTGGTTCCAGTCAACCTCATCTCGATGCTCATTAACCCAAGCTAATCCTTTAGACATGTTGACTTTTACACGGTGTCCTTTGCCAGCATTGAGATTAAAGACAAGTTTTTCAAATTCAGGACGTTGAAGAATGAACATCCTTACCCATTCCTTATCTTTCCGAACTGGCAAAGCCTCAGCGAACTCTTGGATACCAACCCACTGCTCAATTTGGTTATGACGCTTGGGTACTAGCTCATAATCAGTCTTAATCAGTTTCAAAACTTCATCAGCGATGTGCTGATAATCTTGTTTATCTAGAACAGCCTGCATTTTGTTCTTCTCCTTTCTGATAAAATATATTCATCAAAACGTAAAGGTGGTGAATAAAAGTGTCTATTCCATCTGAGTTAGCTAATTCTATGCTTACAAACTCATACAAACATGCATTAGAAAAGAAACAGACAGAATTCAAAATTCATTACACAGCTTTTGATGGCATTCATAATTACCGCGAATTAGTACAAACATTCGCTGATAAAAACCATCTTCTGTTGGAGAATAGAGGTTCATACTTTATATTCCATACTTGTCAATCAAATTAGCTGCGCGAATTGTTGACATGGAAAATTCTTGTTCGTCAACGATTAGATATATCGTGATTGTGTCTACTTCGTCATAAGTCTTTTGAACAATTTTCTTATAGCTCACACCTAAGTAAGGATTGCTTTCAATTAAAGTTGCACCAACATAGCTACTTCTAAACGAAAAAGTGAAATTCAACTCAGGATTTTCAATCTTCAGTATCCGGAATTTAATATCCGGGTACTTTTTTTGTAGATATTTGAAATGCTGCTCTACTTCTTTATCGTCAAGTAAGATATTAGCCGCCATGATTCATCAGCTCCTTTAATCAACTGCAACTTCAGCTGTGCTTTCACCCAGGAACTTCTGAATAAAATACTGCTGTCCCTTACCAGTCACCTTTGTAGTGATCTGTACGGTCGTATGACCATCAGCGTGTGTTACTGCGGTTTCCTTGGTCTTGAACAGCCCCAGTTCCATCGCATATTGTGTTGGCACGTTGCGATTGCTTCCACGCTTGCCCAAATACCCGTTATCACGCATCCAAGCAAATAAACGGTTCTGCCCTGTATCCACGCCATTCTGACGTAAGATCTTAGCAAGCTGACCGACTAGAATTGACGTGTTAGAAGTTGTCACCGCATCAGCAAAGATTGCCTTTGGCTTCATCACTTCGTTTTCTTCTTGAAGTCGCTTGCGTTGCTGCTGTTCTTCCTTCAACTGAGTTGCAAGACTGATGATTGTGTCCGGGTTAAGTAACGCCTTCTCAATCGTTTGTGGCGTCATATAAGCGCCATGCTTGCGGATAGTTGGAAGAATTTCACTCGTTACCCAGTGCTTGAATTCTTTAGCAGTTGGTAACTTGCTGCTAAGGATTAATGAGTAAAGACCAGATTCGTTAATAATTGTCATATTACGATTCTGACCTGCCGTCGCGATTTGCGACGTTAGCTTATCTTCATTGTCAACATGCTTAACAAGTGCATCACGAGTATTTGAATATCCAAGAATAGTTGCTACATCTTTACCGACAAAATAGGGCTCATTGTTAATAGTTACTGTGCGGACTTGTTGTCCGTGAAAATTAAATAATTGTGGTGCCATTTACTAATTCTCCTTTTTATTTTCGTTCTTTTTTGCGAACGCTATGAACAAAAAAATATAGACATACTTTTGGTGTCGTATCCAAGTGCACGTAAAATATGGGAAAATTCCTCAACACTAATGTTAACCCTGCCACTTTCGCGCTTAGCATAAGCTTCACGTGACATTTGTAATTTGTTGGCAAACTGCGCCTGCGTATAACCTTTAGCTATTCGCTCAGCTTTTAAGCGATTTAAATTAAATGCCATTTTACCTACTCCTTTCTGTTCGCTTTATCGAACGATTTTATAATACAATGGTTGTTCGTTTCTGTCAACATTTTACGTTTATTTTTTCTAAAAATGTTTTCTTTGAAGAACAAAAAGCATATAATAGTATTAAAGATAATTATGAAAGGATCGCAATAAGTTATGAGAAGTAGCAAAGAAGTTGTTGATTACCTTAATACTTTACGGAATCAACAAAAAATTTCTATCAGTGAGCTAGCAAGGCGCGTAAAAATGTCAAAATCTACTGTTTCATTATATTTTAATAAAACACGTGAATTCCCAATAAATCGCCTTGATGACTTTGCTAAAGCATTACATACAACACCAGAAAAAGTTCTAGGTGTATCCGATACATTTAAGGATAATAAACCTGCCAATGTAATCTATCCTCTTTCGAAAGATTTAACACGCATATCCATTCCAATCATAGGTGAGATTGCGTGTGGTGATCCAATAACAGCTGAAGAAAACATTGAAGGATATACAGAGGAGATTTTTGAAAAGCCAGTTCCTAGTGGCACCCTTTTTGGTCTCCATTGCAAGGGCGACAGTATGGAGCCTACTATTCCCAATGGTGCATTAGCTGTCATCAGAGAACAGCCAACCGTTGAAGATGGAGAAATAGCTGCGGTTTTAGTAGACGATGATACCGAAGCGACATTAAAACGTGTAAAGCATCAAGGCAATCTAGTTATGCTTATGCCAGATAATAATAAATACGACCCGATCATCCTTGATAAGGATCATCCAGGTCGAATTGTCGGTAAGTTAGTTAAATATTCTGTCACAGTTGACTAATAATAAAAATAAACCACGTCCAAACACTGATCGACGTTAAAAGCTGAAAATTTAGGGAGGTCATTTTATAATGGCGAAAAAGATTCAAGGCGAAGATGGAAAAACGTATGTTGAAAAGAAACCACTCTACAAAAGATTTTGGTTTTGGCTTATTGTAGTTATTTTAGTATTTGCAATTGGTGGAAGTATGGGTAATAACTCATCTACTAGTAGTACGTCTTCTTCAAGCAGTTCTTCTACTGCTAAAAAAGATAACGTTCCAACCACTTATATTTCTGCTCTCCACAAAGCAGAATCATATTCAAATACAATGCACATGTCAAAACAAGGGATTTATGACCAATTAACTTCTGACGCTGGAGAACAATTTAAGCCAGAAGCAGCTCAGTATGCAGTTGATCACGTTAAAGCTGATTGGAATAAAAATGCATTAGAAAAAGCAAAATCATACCAAAAAGATATGGATATGTCTCCTGATGCAATTCGCGATCAACTTACGTCTGATGCTGGAGAAAAGTTTACGCAAGAACAGGCTGATTATGCTGTTAATCATTTATCAAAATAATTAAGCAATAATTCACATATATTTATACCGGCTTTATGCCGGATACATATTGTCCAATACTGAACGACACTAAAAGCTGAATATGAAATTTGGGGAGATTTATTATGAACAAAGCAATTACTATTGGGGCTGCAATCATGATGTCATTATCATTAGCAGCTTGTGGAAGTAACAAGAATAGTACTCCTAGCAGTAATGCTACAAGCTCTAAAAAGGTTGCACCTAAATACTATAAAGTCGGTGATACAGTTAAAGTCGGTAAAGTAACGTATACCCTTAAATCAGTAGAAGTTACTGATGAACGGAATGAATTTGAAGACGACCAACCAAAAAATGTGATTAAAGTTGTTTATCACGTAAAGAACAATTCGGATGAAGAACTACCAATCGGTGCTGATCTTAATGCGTATGGTCCTGACAACACCAAACTAAAGTCATATCCTGTGGATGATACGACTATAGATTCAGTTGCGGCTGGAAAAGAGGCAGATGTAACCACCGGCTTTGGTTCAGATAAGTTGGGAACATTTGAACTACAATTCTCCCCTCTTGTGTCTACAGAAAAGCCTGTTAAGTTCAGAGTTAAAGTAAAAGCTAATGATTCTGACAAAACTTCTTCAAGTGATTCGAGTATCTCTTCCACAAACTCACAAAGACAAGGTACCCAACCAAGTAATCAAGAAAATAATACAGGACAATCAGCTTCACAAAGTGCCCAACCAAATACCGCTAATGAGCCTGGCAATATTCATGATTTTGTAAACAAGTATGGTGAATCACCTGCTGCATATAAAATGGATCATTATGGTATGTCTGCTGATCAAGCTCTAGCAAACACCCCTGATACAATGAAAACATCAGGTGAACTTCAATACCAAGAAGGCGTACGTGAAGGTTACATTCAACCATACAACTAATTATTTCGTCCAACTAAATTGATGACGTAAAAAGCTATTTAAAACAAAAAAAGCCCACCGGCAGTTGCAGCTGTCAGTGGACCAGGGTTGATATAGTATTGGCGTACGTTATCAACCCTTTCATTATACACAATTTAATAATGGAGGGACAAGTATGGCTTCAATTAAGAAAGTCTATGGTAAATGGCAAGCACGCGTAACCTGGCATGACGATAAGGGTAAACGCCATTCAAAATCTAAGAATGGCTTCCCTACTAAAAAGCTTGCTATGCAGTGGAGTGTTGATGTTGAATCACAGCTCAATCAAGGTGTTTATGTGCAAAAGTCAATTTCTCTACTTGATTACTACAAAGACTGGGTAAAAACATATAAGGAACCCAAGCTGGCAAATAAGACACTCAACCGTTATACAAATATTCAGAATGTTGTTGAGAACTATTTTGGGCAGACTGATATTAAGAAGATAACCAGAAGTGATTACCAGGATTTCATTAATAACTATGGCAGTAACCATGCCCTTGTTAGTGTGAAAAAATTAAATTCAATCATCCGTGCCTGTATAAAATCAGCTATTCTTGATGATTATTTGTTAAAAGATTTTACGCAGAATGTTACATTAACTGCTGACGATTCCAAAACACTTAAAGTTGAATATCCAAACGTCAAAGAAATAAGAGCTATTCTTAATGCAACGCTTAACGATATGACCGGGCGGCGTTATACTAGCCGTTACATGATAGTTACTGCTATCTATACCGGTATGCGGAAAGAAGAAATCCAAGCATTGACATGGAACGACATTGACTTCATCCACCATACTATCAATATTGACAAAGCATGGAGAGAAACTAAAGACAAAGGCGAAACTGAAGAACATTTTAGAACACATCGTTTCAAACCGACTAAGAATAAATCATCAATCAGAAAAATAAAGGTTAACGATAAACTGATTCAGCTTCTCAACGATTTAAGAGTTAATGCACCAAGTAACCTGGTTTTTATGGATCAGTTTGGAACGGTTCCGACAAGTACCCCACTGAATAAAAAACTACGGGAAATTATGTCAGATCTTCATATCAACAAGAAGAATTTTCACTTCCACAGTTTGCGCCATAGTCATGTGGCTTTACTCCTTGCTAATGGTATTGATATCTACGCAATAAGCCGTAGACTTGGCCACAATGATATTACCACAACAATTAATACCTATGCTTATTTGATTGACGAATACAAGGATAAATCCGACGAAGCAATCCTAAAAGCGCTCAATTTTTAATACAAAAACCGTGCACTTTCCGTGCACCGACCTCACAATTTTGCACCATTTTATACCATTTCTTTGACACAAAATTTAAAGACAAAAAATAGAAGAAAGCCTGCTATAACAAGCTTTCTCCTATTTCATTAGCTTAGCTGACTATTTTGTAATATGCCTCCGGTGGGGGTCGAACCCACACTCCCTCAACGGGAACTGGATTTTGAGTCCAGCGCGTCTGCCAATTCCGCCACAGAGGCATAACAGCTAACTAAAAGGTGGTAATCGGATTTGAACCGATGATAAAGGTTTTGCAGACCTCTGCCTTACCACTTGGCTATACCACCAAATAGTTACAATTAAGTATATTAACTTAATTAAAGGGCGGTATGTGGGATTTGAACCCACGCGTGCCGGACCCACAAACCGGTGTGTTAACCAAACTTCACCAATACCGCCAAAATATTCAGTTAAGCAGGGATAGTAGGAATCGAACCCACAATGACGGTTTTGGAGACCGTAGTTATACCGTTTAACTATATCCCTATAAAGTGGGGGAGAGTGGATTCGAACCACCGAACCCGAAGGAACGGTTTTACAGACCGTCGCGTTTAGCCAGACTTCGCTACTCCCCCATAAATGGCGCGGGACGGAATCGAACCGCCGACACACGGAGCTTCAATCCGTTGCTCTACCAACTGAGCTACCGAGCCATCGTGTTTCATGGGTAATTAAATTGCAACAACCATAACAATAATGGCGCTGCGATGGAGGATACAGGGCTCGAACCTGTGACCCTCTGCTTGTAAGGCAGATGCTCTCCCAACTGAGCTAATCCTCCAAAAAAGTGACCCGTGCGGGATTCGAACCCACGATACCAGCGTGAAAGGCTGGTGTCTTAACCACTTGACTAACGGGTCATAGAAGCGGAGAGTAAGGGATTCGAACCCTTGATACAGGCTTTAACCCGTATACATCATTTCCAATGATGCTCCTTCGGCCAGCTCGGACAACTCTCCAGTATCCAAGCCCTGGCACATAATATGAACCAGGTGCCAAAGCTTGTTATTC